GATTTCATCATTTACTAATCAATTCCCATTCTCGATTCAACCACAAGGAATTATTATGTGTGTCAATAGTGGCTATTTTGTCACCGAATCAGGATCCAGTAGCATCTTCACGGCCGTCCTTGATAGACAAATTGTATTAAATACTAAACAAGAAGACGAGCATCATAGTGTTATTGATGAAGAACTTTATAAAAGATCTGTAGGCGGTAAACTTCACCGCGGATCATCTGGCATTTCTAAAATGGCCAGAATGATGGGTCGGTCAAAAAATCATAAATCAAAAAGTGCATCAAGTGAATCGGATATGATGAACGTAAGCGGGTTAAAAAAATTACTTGGTAAGAAAAGCAAGAAGTAAACAACCATTAACAATATAATTTAATATAATATTTTATTTTTTTATTAAATTTATCTATATTAGATAAATAAATATGTTAATATATAAACGACAAAAAATGACAGATTATAGCAAAGGCAAAATTTATAAGATTGTAGTTAATAATACCGATGAGGAATATAGGCCTTATATTGGGTCAACTACAAAAAATTATTTATCCGAGCGATTTACCTATCACAGACAGGATTATAAAAAGCACAAAGATGGTAAAAAAAATTCAGTATCAGCATTTATATTATTTGATAAATATGGAATTGAAAATTGTGAAATTGTATTGATTGAAAATTATCCATGTGCGACAAAAGATGAATTAAGATCCAGAGAAAGATATTGGTTCGATACAATCGATAATTGTAACAAATGTAAGCCAGTTAGATCTGAAGAAGAAATTAAAAATGAGGGCAAAATATATTATAATGCAAGAAAAGCGAGAGATCCAGATTGTTGTAAAAAGCGATATCAAAGAGAATTAGAATTGCATCCAGATTATTTAGAAAAGAAGAAAGATCAATATCAGAAAGCAATTGCATTAAATCCAAACCACAGTAAAGAAAGAAAACAAAATGATAAATATACATGTGAATGTGGATCACATATTAGAAAGGGTGAAAAAATCGCACATATCAAAACAAAAAAGCATTTAAATTATATTGCAAATATTGCCCCAAATGATAATGTTTAATTACAAATATTAAATATTTTTTTTTGTTTATTCATATTGATATATAAGCAAAGTTTCACATATAAAGTAAGAAAAAATGCGATCGGTGTTATCAAATCAACAATTGATTAATGAAATTAATTCAATAAAAGACGACTTTATTCAATCGCGACCACATATGCAAATGAGTGTATTCAAGGCAACAAGAAAAGGAGACGGGAGAACAAATAAATTAGATCATGCTATAAGTCGTCCAATTTTTAAGAATGATAGAGGTGGGGGGAGTCCAGCATTCCAAAAACACCCATTAGGTTATCAACCCCCTAATGGTTCAACGGCAACCACCGACCCCCTATTTTCTGGTGTAGTTACTAGGCCTGTACCTCGGGGAGGTGCCATGTTAAAAGCACCACTACCACTAACTGGTGAATGTTCTGACTCAGAATCTGATTGTGAAGGAGCTGGAGTCCTTAATGGGTATAGCTCTAGTGATGATGAGGATGATTATGATGATGGGGCTGGTCTCGTTGATGATGTAAAAGAAACATATCAAAAGGCAAAAAAATATGTAAAGGGTAAAATGCCAACTAAAGCACAAATGTCAAAAGTAAGTAATGATGTATATAAAATGATTACATCAAAAGAAGCAAAACAATTAGGTGTTGATGCTTTAAAAGTTGCAGTTGCTGCACTTATCGCATCAAGATTAGGGCCATATGGTGCACCAGTATCGGCCGCAGCCAGTGCTGCCATTGATAATATGGCAAGGGGCAGGAGAAATTATAATCCATCAGAGGAGGAAATGAGGTCAGCACTAAAAGGGCGACCTGTTAATAGAAAATTAACAACTACACGAGATGATGGTGATGATGAACCATTAATGCCACGAGGTGGAAAAATTAAAAAAATTATTGGAACAAAAAGAGGTGAAACTGTCAGGGGTGCTGTCGTAAGTGCCTACATGCGAAAACATAAATGTTCATTAGGTGAAGCATCAAAAAAAGTAAAAGAGCTGGGCTTATATTGAGGCCAAATGTATTTTTGTCGAATTATGCCTTTTAATATCATATGTTGCATCTTTACAAGTTCTACCACATAATAAACAAGTATAAATACCAATTTTATCTTTATATCTTTTTTTCATTTTTTTAGTTTTTTCTGGATTATTAATTTCCCATTGTTTTCTATTTTTACGATATTGGTCTTTATTATTTTGATAATGTTCTTTACCTTTTTCATTTAAATGTTCTTTATGATCTAAATAATATTCTTTATGTGTTCTTGATGGTATATATTTATTAATACAATCATTATTTTGTATATAATACCGTTCTCGTGCAGTTAATTCTTTTTTTTCTGTAAAGAGAACATCTTCAACTAATTCCATTTTAAAATCGTCATTTTTAAGAATTTCAAATGCAGTAATATAATTACACCCACCCTTTAAATGTCTTTTATAATGCTGCCGATGTGTATCTCTTCGTTTCATCAATGTTTGAGTTGTAGACCCATAATATATTTTATTTGTTTGATTACAGACTAATTTATATATTTTACCTTTATTCATTTTTATTTCTGACGACATCACCACTTATATATATATATCATATATAAATGTTTAATACGATGTCACCATTGAAGAAGAAAGGATTATCACTAGGTGCCGCAAGTAAATATGTTAAAGATCATAATTTATATTAACAATCTTTAATTTGATTCTATTAATATAATAATAGTATTTTTTTTGTCAAATACAATGTCGTCAAAAGTACCAAAAATAAAGACCATTAAAGTCCCGAGAGGTTCAAAGGCAAAAATGCCTAAACAGGGAACAAAAAAAGATGGACTATATTATCAAATAACAGAATCACCAATCGCTAAAGAATTTTATGATATTATTACCAGTGATGAGGTTGTAACATTTAGCAAAGATTTTTTAAAAGTATTAATTAGTATGTGGTTATATAAAACGGTGTATGATGCCACGGCTCCATCTCGACCAGCAGTCGAGACACAGACAGAGCCACCCCGTAGAGGTATAGTTGTAGAAGGCCGTAGAGGTATAGTTGTGGAAGGTCGTAGGGATGACGATTTTGGAGTCGCCCCAATAGATGTTGAGGATATTATAAGATCATCTGGGGCGGATATATCAAATTTATCAGAATCTGAGCAAGGAATACTTAATAATTTTATTGCAGCAGATCCAAATCCAGAAATATGGGAGGAGGTCATGTTTCAAGAGCCACAAAATATCGATGAGAGTGAATTAATATGTAATTTAACGGCAGAATCTGATAAACCTGTAGGGTGTATTGGAATGGGCCTTATGGATGATATAAAATCATTTAAACTATCATCTGAGGCAAAAAAAATAGGCAAAGATGCATTTAAAGCTTTATTACTTGCTGGATTAGCTGGAGCGGTTGGGGCTTATTCAGTATCATCTGCAGAAAATGATAGAAATTTAAATTATGATGTCGAGAGAACTGATCCAACATATATACCACCAAAAAAAGCAAGTTATGATATTGAAGGCCGAACTAAAAATTGGACATCAGAAGTAAAAAATAAAAATATAATGAATGATATATTAGATGAATTTTCTGATATAAGTGGTGATGTTAGTGATATAGGTCATTTTTCTGGTACATATGGATTAGGTTTAAAAAAGACAAAAAAGGGCACCAAACCCATCGGAAAAATAGAAATCCCCGATGTTCTTAAAAATCCTAAAATCGCATCAATTAATAATAGAATTGAAGATGCCATAAAATATATTTATAATATCGCATTGCATAGCGGTCGCGGGGTTAAAGGGGTGCAACCCCTATCTAAAGAAGTAATAATGTTATTTATTTCTGTAGTGTTTGCACTGGGCACTGCTTTAATATTTGCCAATAGTCAGACATTGACTGACTCAGCATTAGATAATATTATGAATTTTACAAAAATATTTGAAGATTGCATAAATGGTCGTGTATCTTTAAACAGTATACAGGCATATATTAGCCATTATACAAATTATAGAGGGGGCAAATTAATCGCATCGCATAGTGGTCGCGGGGGTAAAGGGGTAAGACCCCTACCTAAAAAACCAAAATCATCACCCAAAAGTTCTCAAAGTGCAGACATACCAGAATCTTTTTATCAAAAAAGAATTAAACCAATTACTAAGCATGTATATGATATTCTCACATCTGATGAAACTATTACGGTTGCAAAGACATTAGCACAATTGGCATTTTTAACCATTATTATGTATGGTATTAAAGAATTGGGAACTGCCGCATATAGATCTACTAATCCAGCTGATCAAGATACAAGATCAGCGAGACAAGTTTTAGAAGAATTAGCAGAACAAGAAATTGCAAGGCCTACATATTATACAGAAACAAGAGGCCGCAATAGGGAAAATGTTGTAATGGAATATGATAAATCTAGATATCCAAGAGCTTGGGACACTGATGTAGGGGAGGAATTACAGTATCCATCAAATCTAAGTGAATTAGATAGGGAAATTGCATTTATGAATCAATGGGGGTCGCCGCCTTCTGATGAAAGAATTATAGAATTATTAAAAGGGGCGGACCCAATTCATATAAAAAATTTAATGTTAAGAAATCCAGAATTTGCAGATAAAGATATGTGGATAAAATATAAGGGAAAAAAGGAACGAGATGTACACCCATTTATTGAAGCATTTAGGGAGCATATACCAACTGAAGAAGAGATAAAACAATTTGAAGAAATAAAAAAGGCATCAGGAAAAGGATTAAAGGAAGATGTGGCTAAATTATCAAAAACTACTCTTGCAAAATTAAAAAAAATAGCAAAAAAAATATATGATAAAATTAGATCTGAGGAAGGGCAGGATGCTGTTAAAGGATTAACTGTAGCGACTATATTAACGGGATTAGCTGCTCTAATGCACTCAAGAATAAAGACACAGCCTAGGCAATTATCACCAGAAGAATTAAAGGAGCAATATATGGAGAGCATCGGCGAGAGTGTATTATTTTATTAATGAATTTAATTCTCTTATATTTTTTTGAATAGATTTACTCACACCCCACAAAATATAGGCACTATATAAACTCGCTGAGGGTGTAAGGGAGTCTATTAATTCCCTTTCCCGTGCATTGCCATAATGCCTAGCCCAATATCTATATCGCAGCTCCTTATCTCCATGATCTATATATGTACCATGTACTGGATTCAACAATCCGAAATGATATTTATCACCATTTTCAAGGGTTACTTGAAACCTTTTATTTCTTTTTGTACTTGCTTGTATGCTTTTAATCTTTTGTCCCGCTCTGTCTCCCATTTTAAATATTCTTCGTGTGCCTTAGTATATCTTATATGGTCATCCACCACTGTATAAATTAAAAGTCCCGCGAATCCAAATATAAATGGATGTTTTTTAAACATTATTATATATAGGCAAATAAAAAAGATGGAAAAAAGAATATCTTATATGGTAAGTGCTGAAGATATAAAAAGAATACTTGGGCGAGATATTAAAATAATTAGATTTCCAGATCTATCAGAATATAATTCAATGGAGCAGGTATTACCCTACCCAAATGATTGTGCTATTATATTTTTTATAGATGAGCAGACCCCTACAAGTAATATTGGACATTGGACAGCTATAATGAGGAATGGTGATAGATATGAATTTTTTGATTCATATGGATTAAGTAGTAAAGAAGACCTCGAACATATTGATAAAGAAAAGAGAATCAAGTTTGGAGAGCAGCATGATTACCTAAAAGAGTTAGGTGGTAAAATGTTGCACCATAATCCAGTCCA